CGTTATTAGTCGGTGTTATGTATGGATCTGCCGGCGACACGATTACGCTATTAGCCGTGATAGTTGCAGGCGGATACGCGTAGGTATTCCATACGTTAGCGTTAGCAAGGGCCGCAGCTAGTGAGGCGCGCAAAGTAGTAATAGGTGCCGGCATTTAGCCCACCATAGAATTCGGATTTGTATAACCGGCGATAAGTCCTCGGATTTTACCGATCATGCTATTACCCATACGGTAAGGACTAGGACTAAAACCATCGATGGATACGCCGCCGGTTTGTGATACTTGGCGAGCTTGGAAAATGTCTACGGCCAAGATCATCGCGGCCTCTCTTACGGCCGGGGTAGTTGCGTATGAGTTTGTCTTTGTATCCGTGCCCACGGCTGAGCCGTAGGGGAGGACTCGCGTAAAATTAGCGTTAGCTGCGGTCTTAGCAAACTGTATAAAACTATAACCGTTAGGCCAATTAAAAGCCATATTGTTAAATGCTATTGATGGAAATTGCGTAGTAGTGCCGGCCGTCCACGGGATCGTGCCGGTAACTGTATAGGTGCCGTTATAAGTTGAGCCGCACCCACTCAAGGTTATGGAGTCTCCGGTGCTAAATATTGCAGGGTTAGCGATCATTACCGTAGCTACGTTATTTTGTAACGCGGTACCTACGACCGGTGCGGAGTCAAACCATAAAAATTGATTAAGTAAGTCCTGCGCAGCTTGGCAACAGGTCTCGACGATATCCGACGAGTAGAGGTTTTCGATGCCGAGGTTAGCGCGTAGCTCGGCTTCGGTTACGTACGTTGCAGGCATCTTATTCTCCTTACTTACTAGGGCCGGTACCCCTCAAAGGGCTAAGAGGGGTACCGACTATTAGTGGTTTATTTAGTTGAGATTAAACTTCACGATGCCTTTTGGCATCTTGGCGATTGTTGCCATATAACCATAAATGGCGACTTGTACCTGAAGGTTACTTACAACGTTTACTGACATATACGCCGTAGGTGATTGGTAAACCGTAAATGCTTCCGGTGCCAAAATAACCGCAGAGTCATCGATAGTCGTAGTAGCGGTGAAGTTTTTATCTACATAGAGATCGAGTCCGAGTACGTTGCCTCGAATAGATCCCGGCTGCACTAGACCGCCTGCGTTCATTGGCTGAGATGCTGAGTAGATTGGTCGCCCGGTAGTATCTGTAGCGCCCATTAGTAGTTGCCATTGTGATCCATTGGCGATGTAGTTATTAGCAAAATAACCTGTAGCTTCGTAAACCTTACGAGCTGAGTCTGAGGCAAACTCGATAATACCGGCTGAGTCTGCATCGCATCCTGAGCTATATTGACCTGCCGCGATTAGTGCGTTTAGTACTGTCGTATCGAGAGTCTTTAGATACGCGTTCTGTAGTTGATTTGTTAGCTCTGCGTAGAAATTAGGATCAGAGCGCTCTAACAATTCTACCGAGATAGTATTCATACCTGCGTACTTAGATACGGTACCGGTTAGGTAAGCCGTCTCCATCCCGGTATTTTGTACCGCTCCGGCTTCTGCCTCAACGGTTACGACAGGTGCAACGCCTGTACCGCCGCCGGCTGAGGTAACGAGTGAAGGTACGTTGATCGTCATACCGTTAGTAGGCAATACTCCACGTGAGCAAGCATCGATAGCAGGTGTACCGAAGCGAGTGTTAGTAGGAAATTCTGCTAAGTATTGAGTAGGTGAAAATGCAGGGTTAGTAGCAAAGCTATCATCGGCTGCGGTTACATAAAGCTTTGAGTCATCGTTACCTAGAGCAGCTTTAATTTTGTGCTCTGTATAAGCGCCCATAGATGTAATAGGTGTACGTACTCGCTGAGAGTCTAGTACGGATGGTCGGATGATCTTACGAGCGGCTTCGACTTTTTCAGCCTCGGCCGGTGCATCTACCGGAGTTTCCTCCGGTGTATTTTCTGGGGCTGTAGTCACAGCTTCCTCGCTTTCGGTTTCTGTTTCTGTTTCGACCTCTACGATCGTCGTAGAGATAGTTGTAGTTTTTTCTTTTGTACTTGTAGCTGCCTCAAGCGCTGCTCGAGCGGCTGCAATATCAGTAACGGAGGCGCTAGAAAAGGCCGCACTCTCTACGAGGCTTACCTCTTTGAGGACCGCCGCCGTAACTAGCAGGTAATCACCCATCGGCTTAGAGGCGGTTACATCCACCCCTACGGATAAGCCGCTTACTAGGTTTTCCTGCGCGAGAGTGAGAGCATCTTGTCCCCGGGTGCTCATACTTAAACGAAAGGATCCATACACGCCTTCGGTTGAGTCACTAAACGAAACGGCGCGACCTACCGGCTTATCGGCTTGATGCTGCATAAGTAATTTAATATCGGTTGCCTCACCGTATGTAATTGAGCCTCGCTCAAACATGACCGGGCCTGCACTTGTAAAACCGACCTCGCCATAAGGTGCAACAAGTCCGGATATCATCCGGCGCTCGGTATCGGCTGCCTGTATTTCTTGGCTAAACGTTAGTAGCACTTGTATCTCCTAGCGGTGTTAGTTGCTCCATTTGTCGGGCTTGGTCTACATCAATTAAATCTAGGTTTAACATTTTCTCGATGATATCTAAACGATCCTTAGCATCGACTCGTAAAAATGTGTCGTCTACCGCGAAACGCACTTGATTGGCTCCGTTTGTTACGTCGTTCATACTGAGGCGATCCTCGATAGCTGAGATGTAAGGCTGCAACGAGTACGCTACAAATTCTTTACGACCGTCTAAAATATTTTGGTACGTCATTGAGTTATTCATGTCCGCACTAATTAGGTACGCCGGTACGTTCATCGCGCGGCTAATTTCGGTAGCGAGGTACTGAGAAAATTCCGCGTACGCCATGTCCTTAGGTGAGAAGGATGTAGGGACATACTCGAGAGTGCTCGTTAAATATGCGGTGCTGCGATTTTGTCTAGCGCTCTTAAAGGCTGCTAGTAGTCCTTGTATTTGAGACTCCGGTAAATCTGCACCGTTATTTTTTAAGATACCCGTAGGCATTGGTGTAGCTGCACTAATAGCCGCCGCACGTTGTACATCGTAAGCAGCTTTAATAGTTGTACTAGCACTCTGCAATACACCAGGTAATAACGATTGGAAAGTAAGTAGAGATCCGATACCGCCCATAGGTACTTTATTACCGTCTACGAAATAATCTTGGATTTCTGTACCGTATTGATTAGTCGTATATGTAACGCGATTATTAGCGACCCACTCAAAGCCGGACGGTCTGCCATCATCGGCGTACAAAGATGTAACGCGCCAATATGCAACAGAATAAAAAATTAAACTATCGACGGTTGCCGCGATAGTAACGCTGCGAGGTTGTCGGATATCCGGCTGCTCTAACCAAACGGGAGAGCCTAACTTTTCGCCGGTAGATTTTTTGTATAAAGATAAATCAATAGAGCTAATAACTCCGGCAATTAAATTACGGCAACGTGCAACGCTCGAAACTTGTAACGCAAAATTACGATCGATACCTACGCCGTTATATCCAAAATTACCCGTATTAAAAGATCCATAACCGTAAGTAGTATCCATTACGGCAGGTGCATACTGAGCCTCTACCTGAGGTTTATCGGAGCTCTTAAGCCCTAGAGTTTGGAGTAATCCCATAGGTAGGATTTTCTCAAATTGTCAAGCATAAAACCGATTATGCGCGGCGTGTCTTAGATGCTTTAGAAAACACAAAACCCCGGACTACACGACCGGGGTATGTGCTTGACTATGACGAGTCGTTTATTATTTTACATTTTTTGCCTAATAAATCAATAGCAACATGGGGAGGTTGGGGATGCCTATATGTATACCTTGGCCTCGCCCATCGGTTGATTTAGGACGTGGACGATCATCGAGAGACCGATAGCTATATCGATTGGCCCGGCCGATTTACGCCGTACTAATCTCCAGCTTGCATCGCTCTCTTTCGCCGCGCAATTTTGCATATGTGCCACGAGCTCATCCTGCCCCGAGTGTACGAGCTTATTATTCGATAGAGCTTGATGTAGGTCCCCGCTAGCCTGATAACCTTTTTGGCCGGATATGTCGGTGATATGTACGCCGTTAATTTCGAGGCGCTTGGCGATCGAGGCGGTCGTGTACTTGTCATAGCAGACGGTCCGAGGGTAAAAATCCTTACACCATTTCGCAATATGGTCGGCCATAAATAGCTCGTCGATGGATACGTCTGAGTGAAAGATCTCAAGGACGGCAACGCCTATACGGCCATCGGGTAAAACTTGTCCCATCGTGAGCGAGCCGTCGCGCCTGCTCGGTGCCACGTCAAAGGCAAAAATAGTAAGGGGTCCCGGTGACATTTTTAGATCCTTGTCGCCTGCATTTTCTACCGACATATGAGGCCACGGGCTTTGAGTACTTGAGATCCATTGACATAGTAGCTCTGTTTTAG